TGCGGCTAATCTGTCTTGGGCAAACGCAACTTCTATAAGAAGTTCAATAGCAATGTCTTTAATTTTTGGAAGATAAGGAATAAAAAATGGCACAACCTAATATGATCAATGTCTCAAGAATTCTTGGGAATACCGCATATCAAAATGTAAACACAGTAGCAGCAAATATAGTAGCAAATCCAGCATCGAGTGGAAGTGTTTATAAAATAAATACGTTGATTGTTGCTAATATTGATGGAACAAACTCAGCAGATATTACCGCAGCTATTTTTAGCGGAGGCATAGAGAATAAAATTGCACACACTGTTACAGTTCCAGCCGACGCAACATTAGTGATTATATCAAAAGACACTTCTGTTTATTTGCAAGAAGGAGATTATATGAGATTATCTGCTTCAGCTAATAGTGACTTGTGGGCAACTTGTTCTTATGAGGATATTAGTTAAAATGCCATTTTTTAATAATTTAAGAAGTGGTTACATAGGAGGACCCCCTGAAGATTATTTCAACACTGGAATAAAATCCATACATGATTATTCCAGTCCTAATATTATACGAGATACGTTACAAGTATATGTAGACGCCGCAAATAAAAATAGTTATCCCGGCTCAGGAACTACTTGGACTGATCTAAGTGGAAATGGTAGAAATGGAACACTGACTAACGGTCCTACTTTCAGCACATCGGAAGTTGATGGCTATATTCAGTTGGACGGAGTTAATGATTACATATCATTCGGACAAAACTTTAACTTTACGACACAATCTTTTACGATAGGAATGTGGCTTAAATTTTTGAGCTGGAATGCTGGATCTGGAATAAACTGTGCACTTTTTTGGAAAGGTAATTTTCAGGTTAATGGATATTATTATGAATTTCCTTTAGCTGCAAACAATGGTGGTTTTTTTACGGGGCAGTCCGGCGCCAGTCAAAATACCAATGGTCCAGGCTCGGGTCCACAAACACTTGTTGATAATTGGTTAAACTTAATAATTACAAGAAGTGGAGCAACTGTTAGCATTTATGTTAACGGGGCTGTTGTGACTGGTTCAGCAGCGTCCCATGTTAATCCAGCAGATGCCGCTTCCAATAATTTTATCATTGGTGCTTATAATGCGGCCTCGCAAAATTTTACAAACATGAGAATTGCAATGTTCTACATTTGGCAAAAAGCATTAACGGCATCAGAAGTGCTTTATACATTCAACACTTCAAGAAAAAGATTTGGCTTATGAGTAACGGAGGAATAATAGGTCCATATAATCCAACCGCAATAGAAATAGCGTCTGGAATATGGAATTTAAATGACGTTAGACAACAGCGTTCAGTTTTAGGTTGGCCAAGACCGCCAGGAACTCTAACTTTTAGAACTAGCACTACTGGATTTGGAACTAATACAGCAATAACATTAACACATCCGGCTGGTGTTGTTGCTGGAGATTTATGTGTGTTAATTCATTGCACATTTGATGATGATGAAGATACACTAGTTGACGCCCCCTCAGGTTTTACAATCCTTCAATCTAGAAGATTTGAATACCTTTCGCCAAATTGGATGTCTCAAGTCAATTCATATAGAATTTTACCTAATACAAATGCCGTAACATTACCTAGCACTGGAGTTCAATCAACGACAGATGCTAATGAAACTGTGGATAATCAAGCATATGTAGCTTTGTATTTTTATCTCGATAGAAACATAGAAAAAGTTTCAATAAGATCTTTATTCTCGTTTGCCTCCACTGCTGATCCATCATCACGAACTACAGACACAAATCTGTATACTAATACGCCAATATTAGTATTGGGATCGGTTTTTGTTACTTCAGGAGTGCCTGCTTTCAATGCAAGCACAACCACTTTTGATGGAACTGTAACTAATACGAGTGCAACAAACGTTGAGATGATTGTTGGATACCGAGTGTATAATACTGTTGCAACGACGACGTTTGTAATCGATTGCGACGATATTTCAAATCAAATTGTAACATCAATAGCTTTAGCGGTGCAATAAATGCTATACTCAAAAAACGGAAATTATCCAGAGGTTCTTCCATTTAGAATTAGATTGTCTGATGGAAGAACCAGAACAGATCCATCAACTTTTACGGAGTCTGAGCTATCAGAGGCCGGATACGTTTCAGTGCAAGATGAACCTATTCCTTCTTCTACACAAGTAGTTGAATGGGATTCTGAAAATATACAATGGATTGTTCGTGATAAAACGCCACAAGAAATTGAAAATGAATTAAACTCTGCAAAAAAGTCTAGAATGAACTATATCACAAGTAGTAGAGATTCCGAACTTCGTAAATTATCTTGTATGTGGAATAATGATCAATGGGATGCGCGAGAAACAGACTCTACAAGAATTGCTAATGTATTAACAATGATAGAACAAGCTGCAAATCTAGGTATTCCTACTCCGTCGACTGTTGATTGGAGAACATATGATGATCAAAATAGAACCCTGTCTATACCAGAATTGACACAATTAGGTGCTTCTATGTTTCAAGCGCAACAAATTGTTTGGGTAAAACAGGCTACATTAAAAGACCAAGTACAAGCAGCAACGACCGTTGAAGAAGTTAATTCTATTAATTGGTAAATATAAATACTTCATAAATTAGGAAACATTTCATGGCATCTCCATCAACAAGAGAACAATTCAAAGATTATTGTCTTCGTCGATTAGGTTATCCTGTTATCGAAATAAACGTTGCTGACGAACAAGTTGAAGATCGAATAGATGATGCTCTACAATATTTTCAAGACTATCATTTTGATGGTGTTGAAAAAGTGTTTATGAAACATCAAATAACACAAACTGATATTGATCGTCGTTGGATTTATGTTCCTGATGTAATTATAGGAATAACATCTATTTTTCCTTTTGATAACTCAAACGCCTCTATAAATATGTTTGATTTGAGATATCAATTAAGATTGCATGATTTATATGATTTTACTTCAGTGTCGTATGTTCCATATACAATCACAATGCAACATATAAGAACATTGAATCTTCTATTCAGTGGCACTCCTGCAATTCGTTTTAATCGTCATATTAATAAACTTTATCTGGATATAGATTGGCCAAGAGACATTCAACTAGGCGAATATCTCGTCGTTGAATGTTATAGAAAGTTGGATCCAGACACATTTACTGGCACCGGGTCTGTCAGTATTGCAACAAATTCTAAAGATATTGTAGGATCAGGAACTTATTTTTATAGAGAATTTATTCCTGGTGATGAAATTATTATTAGTGGTGAAAGCAGAAGAGTTATCAATATTTCTTCTGAAACAACAATGAATGTCGATTCAGTTTTCACTTCCACAGCAAGTGGCGAATCGATTACTAAAGCCGGTGTTACAGATGTTTGGAATGATCGTTTTCTTAAAAGATATGCAACAGCAATGATTAAAAAGCAGTGGGGCGAAAATTTGAAAAAATTTGGAAGCGTTCCAATGCCTGGAGGCGTTACGCTCAACGGTCAAGTTATTTGGGATGAAGCTACTGCTGAAATTCAAAAAATTGAAGAAGAGATGCAAATATACAACGTGCTTCCAAATGAATTGATGATAGGATAATGTTAAATCAATTTTTTAATAATTTTCCTGGAGATAGAGTCACCAATGAACAGCTATTGGTGGAAGATCTCATTATTGAATCTATAAAACAATATGGAATGGACGTTTATTATATTCCAAGAGAATCTAGAGATGAAATAGATCAACTTTTTGGTGAAGAATCCCTAAAGTATTTTAGAGGTGCATTTCAATTAGAAATGTACCTAGAAGATGTTTTAGGAATGGAAGGAAATCAAGATATCATATCTAAATTCGGTTTAGAAATTCAAGATGAGATGACATTGATCGTTTCAAGAAGAAGATTTTTACAATCCATACCAAAAGGTTTGATGAGACGCCCAAGAGAAGGAGATATAATCTATATTCCTTTGGTGCAAAACTTTTTTGAAATAAGTTTTGTTGAACACGAAAACGATCAAGCAATGATGTATACCTTAGGCAAAGGTAGAGGTGGAAATGTTTATCTGTATGCATTAAAACTTATTCAATTTAGATTTAGTGAAGAGCCCATATCAACAGGAGTTGAAGAAATCGATAGTCAAGCAAGAGATGAATATAAGAAAACTATACTTTCGTTTAGTTCGGGTTCAGGTTCTTTTATTCAAGACGAAATTGTGTATCAAGGTTCTTCTTATTCATTAGCAAACTCTAAAGCCATAGCTCATACATGGGATACGGTAAATGATAAATTAACGGTAACTCAAACCGTTGGAACCTTTACGACGCAAAAAGGTGTTGTTAAAGGTGTTAAATCTGGTGCGTCATGGACACTCTCATCAGAAGATTCGGTGACACCATTTGATACTATCTTTGAAGATATCGCTGATAATAATAGAATACAAGAAGAAGCAAATAATATTTTAAACTTTAGTGAAACAAATCCTTTTGGTAACGTGTAATGTTTAGTCCATATTACAATCGTATTATCAGAAAAATGGTGGTGGCTTTCGGAACGTTATTTAATAATATAACGATGATACGTTATAGTAATGATTTAGATACCGAATATGAAAGAATAAAAGTTCCTATCATATATTCTCCCAAAGAAAAATTTGTTACTAGATTATTTTCTGATCCAGAGTTGACTCGTTCTGTCAATACAGTTTTGCCTAGAATGAGTTTTGAAATTGTCAGTTACACTTATGATTCAACAAGAAAACCTATAACAACATTAAAAAGTTTTTCTACATCAACCACACCTCTTTTTGGAAAATCTCAAAATATAGGTGTGCCTTACGATATAGAATTTACTTTGAGTATTTTCGTTAGGAACATTGAAGACGGAACACAAATCGTAGAGCAAATACTTCCATATTTTACTCCAGATTATACATTAACTATAAATTTTATAGATGGCATTGCAGAGACAACCAAAGATGTTCCTTTTATATTAAATAGTATTGATAATGTAATTGAATATGAGGGAGATTTCACAACAACTAGAATTATAACTTGGAATTTGAATTTCACAGCTAAAACATATTTTTTTGGACCTGTCGCAGAATCTAGAATCATTATGGGACAATATTATACATCTAATAATAATCCTGTTCTGGATTCAAATGGAAAACAAGTTGGAGGACCCAGAACTAATATCTACAACGAAATAGTAGATAGATCATTTCAAGAATTGGTCCTTTCATCTGGAAATGGAAATTTTAAAGAAAATGAAATTGTGAGAGTGACGAATAAAAATATTTTTGGTAAAGTTTATAGTTGGTCATCTATTACAAATAAATTATTAACGAAAGAATGGAATGGATTTGTCTCTGTTGGAGATGAATTAGTAGGCGATGAAAGTAATGCTACTTGGACGATCAATTCATTAAATGGCACTTATGTAAAAATGGCGAATATTTCAGTTGTACAAGATCCGATAACTTCAGGTCCCAATGATGATTTTGGATTTACCACAACAATTACCGAATATCCTGATGCGTAAATATTATGAAAAAAGTAAACGAAAAATTGTCAGAACTATTCGATATAGATCCCGTTGATACTTCTGTAGAAAAACAAGAAATTATTCCTGCTACTATCGGTGAAGAGGACGATTTTTCTTTTGCAAGAAAAAATCTTCGCGAATTAATTGTAAAAGGTTCTACAGCAATTGATGAAATTCTTTTTGTTGCAAAAGAGTCAGAACATCCTAGAGCGTTCGAAGTGGCTTCTAATTTTTTAAAAAATCTTTCGGAATTAAATAAGGATCTTCTTCAACTTTCTAAAACAAAAAAAGAAATTGAAGGAAGAGATGCTAGATTAAAAGGTGGAGATATTAACGTTGAAAAGGCTGTCTTTGTTGGTTCAACAAACGAACTTTCCAAATTATTAAAAAAACAGAAAGAGGAAGAAAATGGATGAATTAATTGAAGAACTTAAAACTGCTTTAGCAACGTCTTTTGCCTTTTATTTAAAGGCTCAATATTTTCATTGGAATGTTACAGGAAAAGATTTTGTGCAGTTACACGATTTCTTTGGTAAGCTGTATGAAGAAGTCTTAGATTCTATAGACACAATGGCAGAACACATTAGAGCATTAGATGCTTATGCGCCTGGCGGATTGACTAGAATGAAAGATTTATCATTAATCAGTGACACTGATATTATACCTAAAGATGAAGAAATGATCAACATCTTATTGAACAATAATCAAAAATTGATCAGTCAATTGACTAAGGTGTTCGAATTAGCCGATTCTGAAAATGAACAAGGATTAGCTGATTTTATTTCTCAAAGACTCGCTTCACATAAGAAGCATGCATGGATGTTAAGAAGCATACTTAACAAATGAGTTTAGATGGTTATAATGGTAATCCGAATCTGAAACGCTCAGGCGTTTCAATTCAATTTACCGAAGAACAAGTAAAAGAATTTGCGCTTTGTGCATTAGACCCAGTTTATTTTATTCAGAATTATGTAAAAATTGTAAATGTAGACGAAGGTCTTATTCCTTTTGCGATGCGACCATATCAACAAAATATGGTCAAGACATTTCATGAAAATCGCTTCACCATTGCAAAAATGCCTCGCCAGGTCGGTAAGACTTCCACAACAGTGGGTTATATGTTATGGTGTGTTCTGTTCAATGATAATTATAACATTGCCATTCTTGCGAACAAAGGAGCACTTGCTCGCGAAATTCTATCACGCATTCAATTAGCGTATGAATATCTTCCTAATTGGTTGCAGCAAGGAATTATAATTTGGAATCGAGGTAACATTGAATTAGAGAATGGTTCAAAAATTCTTGCAGGTTCAACATCTTCAAGTGCTGTTCGTGGTAGCTCATACAATCTAATCTTCCTTGATGAGTTCGCATTCGTTCCTACGAATATGGCTTACTCGTTCTTCATGTCAACATATCCTACCATTTCTTCTGGTAGTACAACAAAGGTGATTATTGTTTCTACGCCCAATGGCTTGAATCTTTTCTACAAAATGTGGATGGATGCAATCGAAAAAAGATCTCTTTACAAACCTCTTGAAATACATTGGTCAGACGTACCAGGAAGAGATGAAAAATGGCGCGAAGAAACTATTCGAAATACAAGCGAAGAACAGTTTGCCCAAGAGTTTCAATGCGAATTTTTGGGTAGCGCAGCAACTCTAATTAGTGGTCCAAAACTCAGACAGCTTTCATTTATAAATCCAATTTATCATGATGATAATTTGGACATTTATGAGTATCCCAATAAAGGCAAAAAAGACGATGCTGGAAACTGGACAGAAATGCCTCACATTTATTGTCTGACGGTAGACACATCCCGAGGTCTTGGTGGAGACTATTCAGCATTTAGTGTAATAGACGTATCACAAATACCTTATCGGCAGGTTGCCAAATATAGAAGTAATGATATAGCTCCCATTCTTTTTCCAAACATAATTTACGACGTTGGAACAAAATATAATGATGCTTACGTTTTAGTAGAAATTAACGATATTGGTCAACAGGTTGTCGATCTTTTGCACAAAGATCTTGAATACGACAATATTTTTAAAATTGAAAGCAGTCAGAAAAAAGGTCAGAATATTTCCGCTGGGCACAAAAAGAGTATACAGTTTGGTTTAAGAACGACAACCAAAACGAAAAGAATCGGATGTGCTAATTTAAAAACACTGGTCGAATCGGATAAACTAATTGTCAATGATTTCGACACAGTTAATGAACTTAGCACTTTTGTTCGCAAAAAGGACAGCTATGAAGCAGAAGAGGGAAATAATGATGATTTAGCCATGACTTTGGTGCTTTTTGGTTGGATGATTTCTCAGGGTTATTTTAAAGACTCTACTAATACTGACTTGAGAAAATCGTTTATGCAAGAACAACTAGAAATGATAGAGCAAGATTTAACACCTTTTGGATTTATAGAAGATGGAATGAGAAAGCATGTGTCTGTTGAAGACGGAGATCTATGGACTGAGATAAAAACTAGATTTCAACCGTCTAATTTATAAAAATTATAAATAAAAAGTAATTGTAAAAACATATTTTTGCTATAGAATTTTTTAAGAGGAGACATATATGGCTTTTTCACTATCTCCTGGCGTTACCATTTCTGAAGTTGATTTATCTACTATTGTTCCATCGGTTCCTGCAAGTATTGGAGCTTTTGCTGGAAATTTTAGATGGGGTCCTTTGGATGAAATAGTTAATATTTCAGACGAAACTCAATTAGTTGATCGTTTTGGTAGCCCAGACGCTAATACATTTATTTCGTTTTTTTCAGCAGCTAATTTTTTAGCATATTCAAATCTTTTGAAGGTAGTTCGAGTTGGTAACTATACCACACATAGAAATGCTGGAAGTAATAGTGCCGCAACTCCTATTTTAATAAGAAACGATAATGATTTTATTGCAAATTGGGCAAATGGTGTCAGTGCTAACGCAAACACCAATGGTCCTTTTATTGCAAGATACCCAGGATCTATAGGAAATTCACTAAGATATTCGATGTGTGATGCCAATTCTACGGCATTTGGTACTTGGGCTTATAGAAATTATTTTTCAACATTTCCGCTTACATCAAGTTGGGTATCAACCCGAGGCGGCGCGAATGATGAAGTGCATTTAATAGTTCTAGATGAGGATGGCTTAATCACTGGTATTCCAGGCTCTATTTTAGAAAAGTTTGAATATATGTCAAGGGCTCTTGATGCCAAAAAAGATGATGGAAGTTCTAACTATTATGCCACTATAATTAATAATAAATCTAGATATCTAAGATGGGTTTCTGAACCAAGACGAGATCAATTGTCAGGTTCTAGTACGGCAAATGTCTACAGTAATACTTCGACAGTCACATATGCAATTTCTAATTCTGCATTCACCATAAGCCTGGTTAATGGAACAGACGGAACCATAACTGATGCAAATGCATGTACAAGTTTTGGTTTATTTTCAAATGCTGATGATGTTGATATTGGTTTGATTATTACAGGTAATAATACCAGTACGGTTGTTAATCAAGTTATCAGTATTGCAGAAGCTAGAAAAGATTGTGTAGTGTTTATTTCTCCAAAATCAACAGATGTGATTGACAAATACGGTTCAGAAGTAACAAATATTTTGAACACTCGTAATGGGTTTACAACATCATCTTATGCAATTATGGATAGTGGATGGAAATATCAATATGACAAATATAATGATGTTTATAGATGGATTCCATTAAATGCTGATATAGCTGGAATTTGTGCAAAAACTGATAAAGATAAGGATCCATGGTATTCACCTGGTGGCTTGAATAGAGGATTTATTAAAAATATTGTTAAATTGGCTTATAATCCATCTAAAGCTGACAGAGATCTTTTATATGTGGATCAAGTCAATCCTGTAGTTACATTTCCTGGTCAAGGAACGGTTCTTTTTGGAGACAAAACGCTTCAAGTAAGACCTAGTGCCTTTGATCGAATAAATGTTCGTAGATTGTTTATTGTTCTTGAAAAATCGGTTAGTAGAGCAGCAAAATATTCTTTATTTGAATTTAATGATAATTTTACAAGGGCTCAATTTGTCAATCTAGTTGAACCGTATCTTAGAGATGTTCAAGGAAGAAGAGGTATTACAGACTTTAGAGTTGTTTGTGATGAAACAAACAACACACCAGAAGTTATCGATAGAAATGAATTTGTAGGTGACATTTATATTAAACCAGCAAGAAGTATCAACTATATCCAATTAAATTTTGTTGCTACTCGTACTGGAATTGACTTCCAAGAAATTGTTGGCAGATTCTAATTAAATCGATAATAAGGAGAATAACAAATGGCTTTTAATATAAATGAATTTCGCTCACAAATGGTGGGAGATGGTGCGCGACCCAATTTATTTGAGGTTTCGATG